TTAGCTGTCGTGCCGTGATACACGACCAGCGGCCGGCCATCCTTGTCCACAATCTTGCTGTCACCAAACCACCGCCAGAAATTGCGCAGGCCCTCCTCGCTCCGATGAATCAGTTGGCCGTTGCTGTTCCTTGCCGGTCTGGTCACGCCGTCAACCTGGATCTCGTTGGCGTTCTTGTCGATGGGGGTACGTGGTGTTTCGGTTCCGGCGCCGGCTTCGTCGGGTGGTCGGCTGTCCGCCTGCAGGAGTGGTGTGTTCTTCTTCACCCATTCGGATGCGGGAATGAGGGGCCCACCGTCGCTGGCTGTGTATTCTGGGGATTCGATTTCGACGTATTCAGATAGCGATGCCCTGGAAGAATCTCTTCGTGCGACCAGCCCCATGCTGGTAAAGGCGCGTTCCAGTTGATCCGCTCGGGTGGCGTAGGCATCAGCCTTGCGCGGTTGAAACATGGCCTCCGGCAGCGCGTCGGCTGCCCTCATACGTTGCGCGTCGATCCCGTATTCCCGCAGCAGTTGCGCTGGATTCACGCCATAGCTCTCACCCGCTGTCTTGAAAAACGCGCGCCAGATGGCGGCATTTGCTGCGGCTTCTTCGTGCTCCATGTCGATCGCGCGCAGGCGCTGGTACACGGCCTCCTCGATGTGGGCGATCTGCTCGGAGGCTGGCAGCCTGGTGATGTCCTCGGCCACGGTGATGGCCGGGTCGGTGATCCTGGGCAGCCCCTCCTCCCGGCGCACCTCGTTGGCCTGCGCGACTAGTTCCGCGGCATTGCGCAGTTGTTCAATTGATCGGGCTGGATCCGACACGAACAGGGGGTCGCCGGCTGCCTGCTTGCGTGCTTCGCCCTCGGCCAGTTCTGCCTGTTTTCTTGCCTCCCATTCCAGCACGTGGGCGTTGTCGTATATGGTGATGTTGTTGTCGATCAGGCCCTGCGCGTGGCGGCGGTCTGCTTCTGCCCATAGCTGGTTGACCAACGGTTTCCCTTCGGCGTCAATCCATTGCACGTGGCCTTCTTCGTCGGTCACCCGTTGAGCGTTCGGGAATGCCTCCAGCACCATTTCCAGTTCAGGGCCCTGGGGATGGTAAGTGTCGGCTGACGCCTGCTCACGCGCGGCCATCAGCACCTGCTGTGGCAGCGTTTCGATCGTGAGGGGTACGCGTACCACTGGGGGTGTTTTGATGTCGCCCACGTTGACCTGCTCGCCGCGCGCCAGTTGGTCGACCGCGGTTTTCAGGCGCGTCACGTGGGTGTCCAGGTCTGCCGGGGTGACCGGCGCTCCCGGCGTGGAGTCGTAATTCGTATGCTGGGCGTCCCGCAACGTGGCCAGTGCGGCGATGTCGCTGGGCTTGGCGCCCTGCATCCAGTCCGATATCCGCTGCCAGGCTTCACGGCCTTGTGCCCTCGATTCCGGGTTGATGTGTGACCAGCTACCGAAGGCCAGCCCCAGCAGTGCGTCGATCTTGATGTCCTTGGGTGAGAGGGCGTGGAACATCTCACCCTCCGGCCGGTCGTGCAGGATCAGCCCGGATCCTCCGCGGGTGACGGCGCCCTGCAGAATGTTGAATCCAGCCCCACCCACCAGTGCTCGCTGCCACAGGTTTTGGCCGAGGATAGGCATCCAGATGCCGGTGGCCATCCCGGCACCCTGGAGGGCAGCCACGCCGGCGGCCTGCGCTGTGGGGACGCCTTTCTTGACGAGGTCGGTACCGATATCCATCGATCCCGCCACTGCCAGTGGGGCGCTTGCCAGGGCGGTGGTTAGGGTGCCGGCGAGGGTACCGATGATCTGCCCGGCCGTGCCCACCTCGTTCGGGGCTGGGGTCCAGTAGTCGACGGCTGGGGTGGCGATCTTGTCGACGGCGGAAAAGTACAGGTCCTGGACCGCGGTGCTGCGGCGGCCGGTGATGGCGCTCATGGCGGCGTCCACGCCTACGCCGATTCCGCCACCCAGCATTCCAATCTGGCGCGCGGTGCCTGCCAGGAACTGCCCGGCCACCTTGGCAGCACCCGGGATTGCGTTCTCGAAGAACAGGGGTTCCGCGTTGGCGGTCGGGGTCAGGTTGCCGACGTTCTCCAGCAGCCGGTCCTGGTAAAGGTCGAGGCTCATTGCGATCGGTACCGGATGCTGCTGCCGGACGGGATCCACGGCAGCGCCTGGTTGAAGTCGACCACGATCGGGATGGCCGGTCGCCCCTGCTCAGGTTTGCTGGTCACCACGCTGTCGCCGTTGCGAAACACATATTTTCCATCGCCGACCGGCTGTAGTGGCATGTCTAGCAATTGGCGTCGGCTTACGCCCTCGGGCAGTTGCTTGTTGGCCTCGAGCAGGCTTACCCGGTCGTACAGGCCGTCGAGGAACTTATCCTTTTTAACACCCCACGGCATGATCAATCGCACGCCGTTTATTTTCTCAATACCACCCGTGGCCAGGGTGATCGATTCTGCCCAGCGGTTGCTGTTCATTTGGGTGGTGTCCTTGTCCCCGGACGCGGCAGATTTGGCGGCATAGATGGCCTTGGCCGCCTGGTAATAGTCGCTTCTCCCTGCGGCGTTCCCTGCGAAGGCTTCGCGGGTGTAGTTGTCGAAGTCCAGGCGCATCTTTGTTTCGGCCGGCATCGGGATCAGGGTTCCACCGTCTGGGCGTCCGTCTGCTCGGCGTGGCGGGTTCAGGATCTCATGTCCGCGCAGCATCAGGTCGGCCACCATCTGCCCTTTGCCGTCGTCGTAGCGGCGCTGGGCCGCTACCCCGGCAATGGCAAGGACGGGCTGGTCCGGTGCAATCTGCGCCATGATGGCGCTGTAGGCTTTAATGTCACCACCTGTTGCTCTGCTCATGGCGGCGAACCATTCGCGGCGCTGGGTGGTGTCTCCGGCTGTCAGCGTGGCTACCGCGAGGTCGCGTTCCTCCGGGGTCAGGGGCTTGAGGGGTGCCTTGTACTGGTCGGTCACGGCATGGGCCAGTTGCATGCGTTGCGGCAGGTTGGTGATGGTTTCCGGTTTCGAGGTATCCATCGGTTTGACGGCCGGGTTTGCCGGATCCACCAGCCCTTGGCTGATAGCAAAACTAATCCCGGATTCCTTGAGTTGGCGTTGCTGCCCGTCAAAAATGCCCTGCAGGGTGTTCAGCATCTGGGCGTCGACCTTGGTGGGGTCAGTCCGCATTGCTCCACGCATGGCGTTCAGCGTGGCCTCCTGGGTGATGGCTGGGGCAAATCGGAACTGCCGGGTGGCGTTGGCAGTGCGGACCAGTGCGTCCACCTCCGGGGCCATGGTGGTGTTGCGGGTGGCGTTGATCAGGGGTTCCAGTTGCTGCATGCTGGGTTCGCCAAACGCGAGGCTGGAGCGTACCCGGTCCACGGCGCGTTCGACCTGGCGTTCCCAGCGCTCGCGCGCCCTCTCGTTCTTGGCGTCCTGCCGGTCGAGGGCGGCGGCCAGTGCATCCTTGCGCGCGAGGATGCTGCCGGTTAGGGCCGTGCGTCTGGTGTCGTCCAGGGTCTGGTCGCTGTTGACACGTCGTTCGAGTTCGTCCAGTCCTTCTGGGCTGTTCCTCGCCTGTTGCAGCATGGTGGTGTACATGGCCACGGTCTGGCGTTGGGTGCCATCCCGCACTGCCGACTGCAGGCGCGCAGCCGTGTTTTTGTCGACGTCGTCCTTGTGGGCTTCGAACCAGTCCTGGGCGTACTTAACGTTGCCGCTCGCCATGGCCTCGGCCACCACGGCGCTATGGATGGCGCCCACTTCCTTCAGGCGGGTGGCCTCGGTGTACTCGCTCGGCCAGGACCCGCGTTCTGCCCGGTCGGCGACGGCGGCCTCGATGCGGGTGATTGATGCCTGAACCTCTGCGGGGCTCGACCAGTTGGAGGTGGCCGCGCGCTGCTCTACCGTCATGATGCCTTCAAACACCTGCTTGGCGTAAGCGTCGTTCTCCCGGATCACGTGGTGGAGGATGCCCTCCTCGAACTGCAGGGCGCTGACCGCGGCGCGTTGCGAGAAGAGGCGCTTCTGGTTTTCGTTGCCCAGGCCCTCGGCGATTGCGTTCACCTGGTCTGCAAACTGTGCCGTGTATTCCTTCAGCAGCGGGCGCTTTACCGCCTGTTCCCCCTTGGTGGTGGCGTACCCGCCCTCCCCAGTGGTCAGGTCAAGCTGTCGCTGGCGCAGGCGGGTATAAGCATCCTCGGCTCGGATGGTGTCCTGGCGTTCCTGCTCGTGCTTGACAGCGATCTCAAGGCGGCGGCGCTCGGCCTCTTGGCGTTGGCCTTCTGCCTCGAGGGCGGTACCCAGGTTTGTCAGTTGCTCCCCGGCCTGCACCTCGGCACGTGCTGGGGCGCCCAGATCCCCAATGGGGGCGCGCATCGATGGGTTACGGCGGTCGATGGTCGTGATGGTGGCCACCCCGGTGCCGGGGTTGGGGGCGGGCAGGTGCGAGTCGGATCCGGGTAGGCGTGGCATTTTATATAAAGCTCGAGAGGATCATTGCCCAGTCCCAGTCCGCGGCGGCGCCTGCGCCCTCGAGGATGGGGTCGGTGTACAGGCCAGCGGAGGCCCAGGCGTCGTAGGCGGCGTCGTTGTAGGCTTGTGTCTCGGTCCTGACTTGATCGATTGCCTCGGATGGGAGGTTCGCGTTCGGGTTGGACGCATCGCTGGCGGCGGTCGCTGCCGCCTCGGCCTCCTCCCCTGTGGTTGGCCAGTATTTGCTGAACAGGTTTGCGCCGGCCAGCAGGGCGCTGGTCGCGGGCACGGCGCCGGTGATCCCTCGCATCCTGGCGGTTTGGGCTGCGATATCCCCGGCTCTGGCGGCGGCTTCGCCCTTGGCCTCCTCGGCGATTGCCGAGGCCTCGGTAGATGCCAGGATATCCCCGGCGTTCAAGTCGCCGGCCTCGAGGGCGGTCAGGCCCTCGTAATGCTTGGCGGCAGCCTGCATGCGCAAGACCCGGGACTGCTCCGCCCCTTGGTATAGCGCGACGTTGGCGCGGTACACACCCTCACCCCTGATGCGGCCGATGATGCTGGCCACCGAGGGGTCTGAGGCGCCGGCGCCGGAGGCTGCGGCCAGCGCGATGGCGCGGGATTCTCGCAGGTTGGCTTGGCGGCGTTCCTCGACCGCTGCGATGGTGGCGGCGGCCGTCTGTTGCCCGGCGTTGATCTCGTACTGGCGTGCGGCGAATTCAGCGGCGGTCTTGGCTCGGTCGGCCTTGATCCGGTCGGTTTCTGCTTGGCGCACCCCGAGGGCGCGGTAGGCTGCCGCAGCGCGGTCGGATGCTGCTTGGGTCTGCCTGCCCGCCTCGGCGTTGGCAGTCCCTGCCTGCATGCCACCTGCCACCGACAAGGCGGCGCCTGCCAGAGTGGTGGCGACCGGCAACCACTCAGCGACTGGGGTTTCGTCAGCCATGGTTTCTCACCCAGAGTCCGTTCATGCGATCCACTGGTTTAAATCCCAGGTGGGCGAAGTACGTATCCATGCCATCGCCTGGGCGCGCGCCGTGGGCGTACACGGGCATGCGTGGGGTGCGGGTCCATTCCAGGAGCATGCGGAAGGTGCGCAGCATCGTTTTGCGGTACGAGCCCATGGATGCGATCGGGTTGGCAAACATCACCCAACCGGCGTTGGTCTGGTAGATCCCGGCCACGCCCAAGAGGAGGTCACCCCTGTGCACGGCCATGGCGCGCACGGTCGCTGGCGGGCGCGATTGCGACACCAGTGCGAGGTCGGTTGCGGTGGCTGGTTTGATTGTGACGTTCATTCGCTCATGTCCACCTGGCACATGGCCGAGAGCAGGGTGCCGGGGCGTGGAATCACGGCCTCGAGGCATAGGCGCGCGTCTGATGTCCAGGTGCCCGGAAACACCATTGGCGCGTCGTCGAAGGTTGCCTGTATAACGTCGGTGTCCACGTTGCTGCCCGCGACCTGCGAGGGCAGGTCGTCCAGGTTGTCGAAGTCCTGCCCGAATTTCAAAAACTTCGGATGGTAGCTTTTCAGCACCAGCCCGAGGCCACGGATGTTCTTCTCGAAATTCAGGATGCTGCCCTTGGCGCCCTGCAGTTGCGCGAGCTTGGCCGATTGCCACTGTACCTCGTAGGCGAGGCCCACGATGCCGGTGGTGGCCTCGGTGTCCAGCGTGATGGTTCCGCCTGCGCTCACCGTGTAGGTCTTGGGATCCCCGTTGGTATCCTCTGGGCACACCCCGTCCTGCCAAACGACGACCGACTGTCCCACCAGGTGCGTCAGGCCGCTCACGGTCAAAGATGCCGGGCTGTTGGTGAATATCACGAACGAGTCCGCCTGCTTGTTGAGCGTTCCGCCTACGCCCTCGGATTCCAGGGCCATGCGCTCGAGGTAGCGCACGGTGCTGCTGTTGATCGTGCGGGAGGTGACGTAGTACACCTGGTCCTCTGCCGCGGTCGAGTCTCCGGGCAGCACCACGATGTCCTTGATGGCGGCGTCGGTGCCGGCGGCCTCGATCTCGCACCAGCATTTCACGTCCTCGGCCTTGTCGAAGATCACGACCGCCACCGTCCCGTCTGAGCGCAGGAAGTGCAGCCTGGTGTCCGGTTGGCGCTGCACCTCCATTCGCACGATGCCTGGGGATCCGATCTCTGGCACGAGGATGGAGAGTTGGGTGTTGCTGTAGTCCAGCTTGTTGCCATCAAACGAAAGCTCAAACACCCGGATACCTCCGCGCTGCACGTAGACACCGGAATCCTCGACGACCATTCCGCCCACGGCGTTGCTGCCCTGCCCTCCGCATCGCTTCAGGTTGAAATTGCTGGGGGTCAGCGGCTCGTCCAGTGCCGTGGATCTGGCGCTGAATTCAGCACCCTGCCCGCCGGCCAGCAGGCGCTGCATGGGCAGCAACCAGTTGATGGTGTCCACAGGGCCACTACCGATGGTGCGGTTGATGGCCGCGGCGTCGCCCTCGGCAGTGTGGTCCATGTTGGTAAAGTCGTCGCTCGCGCTGCCGATGAATGAATCGCGGCCGGCAAACCACAGGCGTCCCTCGTAAAAACTCACGGCGGTGGGCCACCCGCGGCGGTCGCTCCACTTGCCTTCTTCCCATTCCTCGCTTGCGGTGGTGGAGGCAAAGTTTGACAGCACGTCGACGGTTACCTGGGTTTCGGAGTTGTACTCGATGATCCGGCAAATGCCGCGGGTTGTCCCGGATGCGTAATACAAGACCAGGGCAATCGTTCCCGACGAATAATCACCGGTCTTGCACCCGATGCGATAGGCCACCACCTGATTGGCCAGGCCGTCGTCGTAGTTAATGGTCTGGTCGGTGGTGTAGGTCGTGACGTCGCTGTAGGTCCCCGTGTCGCCGATCGAGCGCTGCAGGGTGATGGTGGTGCCGGTTCCTGACAGCCCGGATATCGTGATTGCGAAGGCTCGCGTGTCGGTTCCGCCGTCAATAATAATGGCTGATGAGAACGTGTTTTGCGCGGTGACAGTGGTGGTCTTTTGCTGCCCGGTCTGGGTGACAGCCCAGAGTCCACCCACGTTGGTGCTCTTGAAAACGGAGGCGGTCGCCGTCAGCGTGACCCCGGTTCCCGAGGTTCCCGATGGCGTGATGGAGGTGCTGGTCGTGTTCACGTCGCGCCACGGTCCGTCGTTCGGTTTGTAGAGCACGATCGACCATGATCTGCTGGCGCGGCGCTCGATCTGGCGCTGCTGGTACCCGATGTTGTCGGTGGTTTTTCCGGCTGCGACGTAGATAATGTCTCCCGACTGGTCGTATCGTAGAAGCCCGAGGTCTGCCTCTGCCCAAGGCGCCGGCAGCGTCATCACCCCAGCGGCCTCGATGGAACACTCCCCGAGGCGCACGGTCACCGAGGTGCTGCTGGAGAACTTGATGTACGCGCTGGCGCCGGTCGGGGTAAATGCCAGGCTGTGGTACCCGGTGTCCAGTTGGGTTTCGCTGATGTATTCGTCCCCGCCTGATGTGGATCCAAGGCGGAAGGTGATAGGGCCGCGCAGCACCACGATGCGCAGGGCGTGCTCTACGTTCTGGTCGCCTGATGCAATTACCAGCGTCTGCGTTCGAATAGCCGCGGCGCTGCCCGTGCCGGTAAAGGTGACAAGCCCGTCAGATGACCACGCGGAAATAGCGCCGGCCTCGTCGTCGTCGTTCCAGCCCCATATCCCGCCCACGAAAGTGCCATTAATCACCTGGGTGTTGACCGATGGTCGGGTGATCAGGGCGTCGCTTACCCACACCCGCATCAGCACGTTGGTGATCTCGATCAGCGCCTTGTCGTTGATGCTGAACACGAACCGCAGGAGTCTGGGCAAATTGTTGCTCGCCGTGGCGCCAAGGTACCCGAATCCCATGCGTGGCATCATGCTGCCCAGGACCCGCGGCATCCAGTTGACCATGCGCTCGGCGGATAGGGCCATGCGTTTGAGGTCGACCCGTGCCATGGCCAGCGCGGAAACGAGCCCGCGGTTAAATGCCAGATAGGCGATGTTCTGGCGGCTGATCATCGCCGGTCAGCCGTACAGGCTGTTAGGGTTACCGCCGTCCCAGCTTCCGTTGCTGCGCCCTCCCCAGCGGCTGCGCACCCACGTGCCCTTGGCTGGGAAGGTGGTAGGCCCTGCCATGGCGTCTCGGTTTTTGGCGGTCAGCAGGGCTTGTGGCAGAACACCACGCTTAGGGTTGGCGGTGCTCCACAGGCGCTCGGCGATGTCCTTCCCGCCGGTCAGTTTGGGGGCGATCTTCCAGGCAAAGTACGCTTTGACATACTCGGTGAAGGTGTACGGCCATTTGCTAAAGTCCATGCCGTAGCTCGCGTCGTCGCTCACGTACTTGATGTACAGGGTGTCGAGGTCGGCGTACCAGATCCCGTTTTCGTCGGCGTAGTTAAGGCACGGCACCCGGAAGTAGGCGTCCTGGCAGACTGCTGATGTTTCGACCCAGTCGTCGGGCTTGGCAAACCCGCGGGCAAGGCCAAAGGCAGGCTCAATCGCGGTATCGTAGGTGAATTCGCTGGCGCGCATGGCGAATCGCCACTGGGCCTGCTCCAGACAGAATCGCACCCCGCCGTCGTCCCACACGTTGTCCAGCAGCCGGCGTGATTCCTCGTTCACCGTCAGGCTGGCGATCTGGCGCTCGCCGGCAATCAGCAGGGCGCCGTTGTAGATTTTCAGCCGGTCGGTTGACATGGGCCTCCTTGCGGGGCTGGGGGGTTACGCTGCGATCTTGTCGGCCTTTTGGCGCTCGATCATCCACCTGTCCGCGCCGGCCTTGGTGGCTTCTTTGTCATGGATCACGGCGCGGTCGCTCTTGCGGATGACGCTCCACTGCTCGAATTCTCCGCGGTAGACCACCTCGTAGGGGAGGCCGGCGTATTCGGCCGCTATGGCGTCGTTCACCTTGGCGGTGTCGTTGCCCAATTGGTACAGGTTCAGGCAGTGTACGTGCGCCCAGTTGCGGCCGCATTCGCGCACCACGCCCTCAAACAGCCAGCTTCCGTCGTTGGCGCGCACCTCGATGCGGGTCCAGGGCGACAGGCTTTGGGCGACGTGCGCCCAGTAGTCGTGGCGCAACAGATCCTCGGGCAGCGTGTTGGCGTGTGCAATGGCCACCTTCTGGGCTCGCATAAATTCCGCGTCCTGCATTCTGGCCGGTTCCATCGCTTCGATCTTGCGGGGCTGGACGGTCAGCACCTCGGCGGGCGTATTCTGGGCCGGTTGGCCGGTTGGTACAGCTTTGTCGGGTTTTGCCATGCTTTTCTCCTCTCGTTACGTGAAAAACCGGACCGCCCTCTCGAGCGGTCCGGGCCTTTGGGGGTCGCCGGTTTAACTGAAGGTGCTGGACACCTGGCTGCCGGTGCTGATGTAGCCTCCTGCGCCGGTGCTGGTGATGCCTTGCACCACGCCGATGGCGAGGCCCACGGTGGTGGCGGCGGTGGCGCCGACCATGATCACGACGTCACCGTTTCGCATGCCCAAGGCATAGGCGTCGGTGAAGAACTGACCAGAGTTGGTGCCGGAGGACGCTTCTGTCGCGCTGTTCGTGCTGCTGTACAGCCACAGTTGCGCGCCGGCGCCTGCGCCGGTTCCGTTCAGCGTCGACCCGACATTCAGGAAGTTGCGCTGCATCCCGCTGGAAATCAACAACGGGGGGTTTGCCAGCGTGCTGCTGGCGGTGGTTCCAGAGTAGCTCATGTGGATTGCTCCTTAAAAGGTGGGAGGGGTTCGCTACGCGGGTTAGGCGTAGGCGCTTCCGTCCGCGGTGATGACAACCACGCCGGCGTTCTGGAGCATCTTGCCGCCCATGAACATCGAAGCGCGAGCCCAGGAGTAGTCCTGCTCCTCGTTGTACCCGACGGGCGTTTTCAGGCCAGCGGAATCCGCGGCGTGACCGATGGCGGTCTTGTGGTACAGGAACGACTTCTCACTCGAGGTTCCCTTGCCCGGCAGGTTCGGGTGCTCGACGATGAGGGCGTTTCTCCAGCGGTACACCATCGGCTGGTCGCGCCAGCTTGGGGTGTCCCCGGCGTAGGGGCGCAGGTTCACCAGTTGGGCGTTATTGAATTCGGGCGCCTGCTCGAGGTAGGCGAGGAAGGAGGGCTGGCACAGCAGGGTGATGTTGCTGTCCCACGGCACGGAGGCGTTGGAGAGCTTCACCCGACCGTTTTGGAAGAGTGACACGCTGGGCAGCGTGGTGCTGGACCCGATCGTCACGGTACCGGTGTTCAGTTCCGTCGTGATCTGGGAGTCGATCTTGCGGTTCAGCACACCCATGCTGGTCATCTGCATGATCTGGCGCGCGTTGCCTTGGCTGGCGAACACGTTAAACCCGGTACGGCGTACCAGGTCGTGCCACTCAGAGAGGGTGCAGGTGTTCTGGGTCAGGTTGTCAGCGCGAGCCGGAATGAGGCCGTTGATGCCTCGGGTGACGGCGGTTGCAGAGCCCGAATCGGCCACCAGAAATACGCACTGGTTGCCGGAGATCTGCGCTTCGGTGGTTACCGTGTCGCGCAGGAGAGAGACTTTCTGCTCAAACCCCGCGATGAACTCGCGGCGGTACTGAGTCTGGAATGCGGTTTCGGCCATGGTGTGCCCCTGTAAAAATTGGACGAGGTGTCAGTTCGCCATTCGCGTCGGGGTGACCGGTATCGCCGTCGCCAGGGTGACCGTTGCCGGGGCTGGCGTTGGGCCTTCGGGGCCGAGCTACTGGACCAGTTAGCTCCCAGTGGGGCCGATTGCTCGGGGTGACCGCTGGCTTGAATGGTGTGAATCCTACGCCGAGTTTTTGGCGCGCACAAGTCCGCACAAAAAAAGAACCCGGCTTTCGCCGGGTGATGGTGGGGAAATCCTACGGGTGAGAGCCGTTGACAACTTCGGTTTGCGAGGCAATCGTACCACGTCAGAGGTTGCGTGCCCTGGCTTTTTCCAGCCCCTCCAGCAGTTGGCTGTATCTCCCATCTGGGCCGGAGATTTTAGGGTCGTTCCAGTACTTTTTGTAGTCAGCGGATCCCGGTGCGGCCTTCATCCAGCCCTCGATGGTTTTTAGTTCATCCTCGATCGAGGTCACCACGCCGGCGCCGGTGTTGGTCACCAGCGCGGTCGGTGGGTTGATCTCGCGGGCAAGGTTGACCAGCCACCGGATGGTTTCGGGGTGGCTCAACAAGGGATCCCCGGATCCGAGTCGCGCGCCCTGCAGGTCCGCCCTCACGGCCTCGGGGGCGAGGTCGATCAGGCCGCGCACCAGGTTCATGTTCGCGCGGTAGTCTGCGCCGTACTCGGTTCGTAGCACGTCCTCGGTGCTCCGCGCGAATTCTGCATCCCGCTCCAGCCTGGCCGCGCGCTGGCGCCCTACCTCCTCGAAATACCAGTTGAGGCCCTCGGTCGCCACGTCGTTGTTGGCGTTCTTGCCGTGGATGGCCTTCAGGTACCCGTCCACGACTGCTTTGTCGGCATCGCTCAGGACCGTCCCGTCTTTCAGTTTGAGGTCGTACTTTTCCGGCGATTCCGGGATCCCGTTTTCCTGGCGCCATTGATTTACCTGCTCTGGCGTGGCGTTCTTCGGTAGGTGGCTGCGCAATTCGCCGGCGTTGATACGCTCCTGCAGACCGGCCAGGGCCATGGCCACTTCCCGCGGCGTGGCGTATCGCTCGAGGCGCTTGAGCACCTTGGCGTCCTCGCCGGCGATCTTGGCACGCCAGTCGTCCGGCCAGATTGCCGCAGGTTCCGGGGTTGCATCTGGATCGGGGCTGGATGCTGACGTCGGGGCTGGGGTGGTACCGGGTTTGACGGCAGCCGGTTTTGGCGCTGGGGTTGCGGATGGGCTTGGGGATGGTGACGGAGAGGGCGCAGGTGCCGGGGTTGAGTCGGCCGCTGGGCTAGGGGCTGGTGCTCCGATCAGGGTGGTCGCGGCTGGGGGTGCTCCTGCAGTGGCGGCTGGTGCGCCCTCTGGTGATCGCGGTCTTACGAAAGGCTTAAACATGGTTTCTCCTCGTTATCCGTGTTCCGACGGGTTGCCTGCATCCGGGCCGCGTCGGAGGGCGGCCACGTTCAGTTTGAGCATTTTAACAACCTGCGACCCGACAAAACGGCGCCCTTCTGCGAAGGCTGTTTCCCGGTCGCCCTCCAGTCCTCCGGCGCGGTAACTTATTTCGTAGGTACCGGCCGCCTGTTCCACGATCCATCGCAGGGCGCGGCGTTGCTGGTCAGGGCTGGCTGTGCCGGCCTGCAATGCCTGGATGGCGGTAGCGTCTGCCGATTCGTACTCCACCGGCGTCCAGGCGGCGCGGGGCGTTGGCGCGGGGCGCGGTGCAGGTGCCCGCGGTTGTTCTCCAGATCCCCCTCGTGTTGCCATGCGTTATGCGGGCACAGCCTGGGCTTGGTCCCTCTGGGCGCCGGCCATGTTCGCGGCCACCTCGGATCCGGTCTTGAGGTTGGCCAGTGTCGCTTGCGCCTGCTGTGCTGCTCTCGCGGCCTCGGTGACCTGCCTGACGGTGACTTCGTCGCGCACCCAGGCGGCTGGCACCCCGGCACCTGAGAGGGCGGCGCGGAGGGCGGTTTGCACATCCGGGACCGCTGCGGCTTCTGGATCCAGTTGCACGGCTTGGGCGATGTAGGAGCCCATCTCCAGGAACTTGTGTGCTTCCAATTCCTCGATCGCGTCGTGCAGTGGGCTTTGGAACGAGAACACCACGTCGGCGTTTTGCAGGCGTTTAGGGATGTCCTGCGGCGAACCGAAGGCGCCAAAGCGCAGCAGGTGCTCAAAGGTCAGGTCGCACAGGGCTGCGTCGTACTCCATTTCCATGGGCTCGAAGAGCGGCAGCGCACCCCGGATGTATTCCTGTACCCGTTGCCCGGTTTCGTAGGCGGTCATCTCTGGGCCGCGCTGGGGGAGCGAGAGCTTGTTCAGGTAGAAACAGTGCGTTAGCAGGGTACGGCTGTCGCTGATCATCTCGCGCGAGAGCGGCATGCCCTTCGCGTCGATGTTCATGTAGCGCAATGCCTCGCCGAGGCGCTCGTCGTAGTCGCGGTCGACCCACGTCAGGCCGCCAGCGTAAATGCTCATGTCCGAGCGCACTGCGTCCTGCGTTGCCACCATCGGGGGGTTGACGACCTTTTCACCGGCCTCGAGGAGGGTGTATGTCATGGCCTGCAGGAGCCTGGCGTCGGGCAGTGCGGCCACGGTTGCCGGGCTGAAGGCGTACTGGCTGCCGCTCACCGTTTGCCAGCGAGGAACGATGTACTCCCGGTTCCAGGTGTTCACCTCCTGGATGATGTGGTCATTGTCCGGGTCGTACCAGATGCTCCACCACGGGTGCTTTGTTCGCGCCGGTTTTCTGGGGCTGTAGATATCGGCCTCCACCACCATGTGGACGACGTCGAATTCCTGGTTGTGCTTGCTTTGCTCGATTGCCTTGGCGACCGATTGGTGTAACGCAGTGGTAGGGAAGAACGACGAGAGGTCGCGTGCGGTCGGGCGCCACTTGCGATAGAACTGCCCGATGTTCCCGTCCGCGTTTTCGGCCCAGGCGCAGTCGCGCAGGTGCCAGGTCTGGTATAGCAGGTGCTCTATGTTGCGGCTCACCCGCACGCTGATGACCGTCTGGCCGAAGGCCGCCCAGTCCCCGTCTGCCTGTTTGGTGGCTTTGGTAAACAGGGTCTTGGGGTCGTACATCGCGCGGCGCTGGATCTTGGTCGCGCGCTCGAGCCAGCGTTGCTCGTCGGTACTCGTTTTCTCGCCGGAGAGCAGTCCGGTCTTGAACCAGGGCTTGTTGGTCGGGCGTAGCATCATCCCGATCTGGTCCTGGAGGTCGCGCCGGCAGAGAACTGGGTAGCTTGTCATCAGGTGCGCTGCAAAGTCGGTTCCCAGTTGGCGCTTGTAGGTGAAATCCGCGCGTTCCGGGTAGAAGTTGTCCGCGATCTCCTGCCACAGCATCATCAGCGTGCTGCGCTTGCCGAAGAGGTCGGCGCCGGAATCCCAGAGTTCCTTGGCGTTCATGTTATTCGATCGCCATGTCGGTGATCTGAAGGGAAAGGCAGCGGCGCTCGCTTTCGTCCCCACCGTCGTACATTGCCATCTGGCTCGACTCCTCGCGGCGAGTGACCTTGACCTTGGCCGTGATGGTCATCTCCGTGTTCAGGTCTGGCAACGTTTTGATGCCGAGCTTGTCCAGTTCGTCGCTGTCCATGTTGATGCACAGGCCCCAGGGGTAGTCCGGGCCGACCGCCTCGGGAGGTACCGGATTCCCCATGTCCTCGCGTTTGTCCTCGGCGCTGCGTTTCATTGATACCAGTTTCATGGGCATGGTGGTGCTCCTTGGTTATCCCAGCGTGTCGCCGGTCAGGATTGTGCTGGTGCGCCCTCGGCGCTGGCGTTGGCTGATGGCGGTCGCGCGACGCGCTACCGTTTGCGCTGCGCTCAGGGTTGGTGCCGGCGTTGGTGCTTCCACTACCGGCGGTGCGATCAGGGTCGCAGCGGCTGGGGGTGGCGTTACCGATGGAATCGCCGCGGCTGCTGGTGGCTCATCAATCACCACCGGGGTTGGGGATGGCGCAGCAGCAGGTGCAGGCGCGGGGGCTGGGGCGCGAGGCGGTGGTTCATCTGCGCCGAAAATCTCCCCGAGCAGGCCGCCTGGGGTTCCGGTGACGGCGCCGTAGACGGTGTTGACCGCGGTCGCGCCTGCGATGTATGGGAGCACCACTTCCAGTCCGCTCATCTACCACCTCCTGACTTTGGGGGCTGCGTTGCTTCGCCCCATCACGACCTGCGGTCGCTGCCCTCCCATGCGGCGCCCTTGTTCTGCCACCTCTCGCCAGGCGTCCCCGTCTGTCACGTAGGTGGGGCCGGCGCTCCAGGCCATCATTACCGCGTCGCCCTCGTCCGTTGATCTGCCCAGGCGCGCGCACACAGTTACCTTCGGTTCGGCCTCAAGGATACCACCTGTTGCCAGTTTGAATGTCGGGGCAGCAAGATCGGCCATCAGTGTGGGGCTTGGCGGTAGGCTGATGGGTGATCCGCCGGGCTGGCTCGGGTCGAGTGCTTCGCGGAATCGCCACAGGGTTTGGGTGCGGGTGTTTTTGAACTTCAGCAGGCCGTCTGCGGTGCGTTGCACGGCGCCCTCGGCACCCTTGTATGGGATTGCCTTGATGTCGTTCGCGGCCAATTGCTCGTAGATGGGGCCGCCGTATCCGCCCCCCATGTCCACCACCACCGGGCAGGAGTTCCGGCGGTAGCTCACCACTTGTCCGGCTGCGTATTTGCCGGGGCGATCCGCGGGGATCTCCCGACCCGGGATCTTGATTGGGCTGGGGTAGTAACCGTCGTAGCGCGTGGCGATCACCATGGGGTCATCGCCTCCTCCTGAGCAGTCCACGGCCATCGCGCACATCGGCACGTTGGGAGGTGGTTTTGGCACCCAACGTTCCTGCGCTTCCCGGATCCACGCGCTGGGAATGATCTGGAAAGCCTGGTCCTTGAGGTTGGTGTCGAATCGTCCCTCGGCGAATGCCTTACGCAGTTCCTCGGGCAGCGCGTTCAGGGTGTTCTGGTAGTCATCGGTCTGGGTGAGGTCCGGGTTGTCCTCGAGCTTAGACCGGATGAAGGTACGGCTCTTGGGGTACAGCGTTTTGCCGTTCAGGGTGAGCTTTTCACCCGATCGCATTACCGGGCCTGGCTTTCCATGCTCGTCGATGGTCGTCCATGGGGTATTGCTTAAGGGCTTCTCGCCCTTGGGCACCACCTGGATTTCGGTGTCCTTGCCGTCGATGTTGGTGAACCATCGAAGCTCGCCGTCCTTGGCCGGCCTGGGGTGCTTTGGGTCCAGCCATGGCGCCCAGCGATGCACGACCCACATGCCCTCCGGGCTCGTTGGCGGGTTGGTCGTCGCCACCACCTGGCATTTCTGCTTCGGGTCTTTCGATCGGTTCCACGTGATGATGTAGGTGTACTGGCTCTCGGTGAAGTCGACCAACTCGTCGAAGGCTTTCAGATCGTGCGGGATGCCCTTGCGTTTCTTCTTGTCGCTCTCAAGCTGGCACCCGCCCAAATCGATTATTCGGCCATCAATTCGCCACGTCCCCTTCTGCGAATTCCAGCCGGCGCGGTTGCCCACGATTTCCTCGACCCGGTCCGGGAGCTTGTCGGCCTCCTTCTGGGTGCGTCGCAGGATGAGCGAGCGCTGGTGCTTGGTGAGAGCGGCGCCGATCACGATGTCGGTTTTGCCACCTCCAGCCTCGCCACCAAACAGGATCTCGTCGGCGTCTGAGAAGTAGGCGGTTGTCTGGGGGCCTGGGTTTGGTACCCAGCGCATGTGCCGGGTTTGCTTCTGGGCCTTGGCGATTACGTCCTGCGCTTCTTCTCGCGGCAATGCGCCCAGGGCGGCCAGGTGGTCGTCGAGGGCGCCCATGGTCAGGGGGTTGGTAAGTTCGCCGCTGCTGCCATCTTACCGGCGGCCTCGCCACCATATAGCGGCGGGTCTGCGGTATATGTCAGTCGCGCTGGATTTAGAGGGTAGATCAAGTGGATACCGTCCAGCCGTTTAATCCCGATTTGATCCGGGTGCGGATCGTGGATCATTTTGCCGTCATGCCATATAGTTACGTGATCTTGGCCTTGCTCCGAGTTCCCCGAAACCATTAGCCATCCTTCAAACACAGCAAGGTGTTCCGGTGCTCTTAAATCTAAAAATACGATGCCGAATCCACGCGCTCTCAGCCAGTCGCGGACCGCATCCCACCAGAGCAATTCGTCTTGTCCCACAACGTCGAAAAAATCAGGCACGTCGGTAAGATCACATTCAAAAAGCGAGGCGAGGCAGGCACTGAAACCGTTACCATGCTGTCCAGTTTTGGTTTGCATTACAGGCTTCATTTGGTTTCCACATGGGGAGTGTCCACTACCTCTGCGGTTTTCTGCGCTCCGATCACGGCGGTTATCACCTTTGGCATTTCCGCCAAAATTTCCGGGGCTATCGATGCGAAGTCCCGATCCTCACACCAGGTCTGCATGTGGTAGTTGTGATCATCCATGGCGCCGGACAAAAACTGCACGGTGTCGTGGGCCTGGTGCAGCATCATCTTGGCTTGCTGCAGGCGTGACTCGAGTTCACGTTTGCGAGCCGTGTTCTTGATGTGCCAGTGGCTGCTCTCGCAGATGCCGTAAATGGGCATGGGGCGTAACAGGTCCGATTCTGGCGGTACGCGTATGGCAATGCCGAGCAAACTGGCGATCTCTAAAAAGTGCTGGCAGCCGGCGCGTTGGAATCCCCATTCCTCGGTCGCGGACATATCCACGCCGAAAAGGGCGATTTCGTCCTGCTCCGGGTTGGGTCTGCCGATACGGCTTTCCCGGATGTCCTCGATCGCGCAGGCGATCATGATCGATATGCTGCTGGTGAAAAAGGCCGACCCGTACTTGCTTATAAGGTCGTTGATTGGCAGGGCGCGGCTCGCGGGGATTTCCGGCACCGGTTCGTACATCCAGACGGGGCATTCGCGCGGGTTGCGCAGGGCCATCCATGCAACGTACTCCGGGCTGTACCAGGGCTTTTGGGTTTCGGCTCGGCCTATTTGGCCGGGCTCCCAGCGGTGCAGTTCGAACCACGCGTCGCAACGGCGCGCGGCTGGGAACGCGCCGGGGCTGCATCCCCAGATCTTGTAGCTGGGGTCGCCGATGGGTGCCAGGGGCAGGGTTGATGGGGCGCTGCCCAGTATGCATATCTTCATTGCTCTCTCCTCATGGGCGCGCCCTCGGTGCTGGAGATCACCGAGGGCGCGGTACTTGGTGCCCTTTCAGCGTCTGCCTTTTCCTACCTGGCGGAGGCTGGCGCCCCTTATCTCCAATCGGAGGCGCGGGCTCTTTCACGGGGGGGTATTAGGTTGTGGTGGTCAGGCTGAATCCTGACGCGTTGCTGGTGGTGCCCGAGGTCAGCCCCATGGCGTACCAGATGGCTGTCGTTCCACCGATCAGGTCGAGGCGCCCTCCGGCTGTGCTCTTGATGACCGTGAAGCTCGACCCGACCGTGCTCTTGATCGTTTCGCTGTTGGCGGTCTTGAGGTACGTGCCGATGTCGCCGGTGGACGGCCACACAATGGTTTTCTGCACGCCTGGAATGGGCGGATCCAGGGTGTACACGCTGGAGGAGGCCGCCGACGTGCCTGGCAGAAACGACACGCCCCAGGCTTTGACGTTGGTTCCTGTGCTCTCCGCGGTGGTGATGCCGAGGCGCAGGGCCTCGGGTCCGACCAAGAGTTCAACGGGTGCAATGCCACCGGATTTGGCGGTGCTTACGATTTGGAGGCCAATACGGCGGCCGTAAATGCTGGTGAGGATTTCCGAGTTATACGACATGGTGTTGCTCCTTTATAGTTGCTCGCCTACTGGCTGCTGCGGAGTTTCCCGAGGCGGTCGGGCGGCCGCTCCTCAATTGCCCGTCATGAGTTCGTAGTGCGCGTCCTCAAGATTCACCGTGTCGGTTGCGCCACCAGAATTGATGGTGATCGTTAGGTACTGCGCGGTCGTGCTGGTGTCACTCACTGCGACGGCAGAGGTGAACGCGCTAGTTGCTGGACCTAGGTACCCTTGCGATCCGGCAACGGTACCGGTCAAACGCTGTAACGAGGTTGTAGTTAAAAGCCTGAAGTCCTGGATGACTTGCGCTGATCGGTTGCCCGCCACCAATAGAGTCCCCCCTCCCATTGATGTGTCGGCCGTAGTCCCTGCGGTTCCGAATCTAAACGTCAGGGTGCCTATGTCGGTTGTTCCTGATTTGGTCATCGATAGCGAGACCCTGATCCGATCGCCGACCTGAAACACGCCAGCCGGGATCAAATATTGCGCGACCACCGTTTCGGTGGTGGCGATGTTGGAGGATCGGGCTGCGAGGGTGTACAGGCCGACCGTGCCGTTTAGGGGCCACCAGCGCGTGCCGTTGGATATCCAGAGGCTTCCTGCTCCGGTAGGCCCTACGTTCGAGACCCGGGCCACGGCGCCGGCCGAGGCCGCGACGTTTGGCAATGTGGCGAACGTGTAGGCTGGGAATGTCAGGGTAGGCACCCCGGACACGATGCTGCTGGATGTGACCGTGCTCTGCGGCGCGGCCGGCTGCGCCAGCAGCATTGCCACAAATAGGAATGCTGCCGAGAGGGCGCTGATGATGGCCGATCGCTTGGTTGCTTTCATCCTATGATCTCATCTGTGCGCTGACGGTGCAGGTGATGGTCATCGACGTGCCGGCGGAGCCCGCGGTGGATGCACCCACCGAGTTGATCTTGGCGCGCACGTACTCGTAGTGCATCGCCGTTGTGAAGCCGTCGGATGCTGGGCTCTGGCCTCCTCCGAATACCACGGTGCCCAGCGGCGTTCCCAGCGCGTTCACGCCGTCGTTGCTGGCCTCGACCACCAGGGTGCTGCTCACCGATGCGCCCACCGAGGTGCCCAGGTGGGTCCATTGGAAGCTCAGATTGCCGAGCTTGGGGTGTACGCGGTACCACTCACCGGCGCCGGTGCTGCTGGATTGCAGGATGACCTGTCCGCCTGGGCTTTGTAAATAGGGCATGGTTGTGCCTTATGGGTGGTCGTTTGAGGATGCAAAGCGTACACCTACCCGCCTTGGTGTACAAGTAGGCACTAACTGGTGCCTACGTTTCGGTCTGGCGCTGCTCGTCCTCGGCCATCATCTGGAGCCATCGCTGCAGGGAAAGGATCACCTCCTCCACGTCTTGGCGTTGGGTCTTGACCGACTTCCCGGCGCGCAGCAGTTTTTTGATGGCGTGCTGCTGGGCAGGGTGCGTGATGCCGTAGACGTCGAGCACCCGGTA